TTTCGCCTATTACCTTGTATGGTGGCTGGATTGGCTTTCTATATGGCTCAAAAGCTACCAGACGGACAGGCACGAGTGCAATTTTTAAAGCAAGAATACGAGGAGCAGTGGCTCCTGGCTTCTACGGAGGACAGAGAGAAAGCCGCTTCTAGGTTCGTTCCTAGGACGACATTCTATGCCTAATAAATTTAGTAGTGGCAAATTTGCGATTGCCGAATGTGACCGATGTGGTCAGCGGTATAAGTTAAAGGAGCTTAGAAAGTTAGTTGTAAAGCAACAGATAAAGGACATTAAGGTTTGTCCTAGCTGTTGGGATCCAGATCAACCGCAATTGTCGTTAGGTATGTATCCAGTTGATGATCCACAGGCTGTACGGGAACCACGCCCTGATGTAAGCTATACGGTATCTGGAACAAGTGGTTTACAACTTAATGGAAGCAACGACACAACAGAGCAAGGCGTTGGGTTTCCAGAAGGCGGTAGTAGAATTTTCCAGTGGGGTTGGAACCCTGTTGGTGGTGCTAGAGATGATGGATTAACTCCTAATGATCTTGCCCCAAGCTGTTTGGTAGGAAGTGTAACGGTAACAACAACATAAGGAGTTGAAAATGTTTAAGAAAGACGCAGATGGAGTTGCCAAAAAAGGCAAGACCGAAGGCACAAATTTAGGTGATAGTGGTCCTAAAGTTTTGGGCATGAAAGCTAAACCTAAAATGGGCGGTAAAAGCCAGATGGATATGAAGAAAATGGGTCGTAACCTAGCTAAGGTTAAGAACCAAGGCATGATGCGTAAAAGCGCTGGAAGAGGTCGATAATGGCTAAATATTCTAAAAAAGTAATGGGTAAGGAAGTAGGAGACGCTAAAGTCTATGCTCCTCCCCATACAATGAAGGGCAAAACAATCTCTGCCAAAGGACTAAGTTCTAAAGGCATGACTGGCGCTCAAGATATGGCTACCATGAATATCTCCGTTGACGGTATTAATAAGACTGACGGTAAGGGCGTTAACAAGTACGGCAAGATTGAGATGCGTGGTGCTGGTGCCGCAACCAAAGGCAGAATGTCTAGCGGGAAGATGGGATGAACTATACGCAGTTAACTTCTGCTATTAAAGGTTTTGCTGAGAACGACTTCCCAGCGACAGTAGGCTCTTTTACGTCTGCCGAGCAGATTGCTAGGTTTGTCCAGCTTGCCGAGCAACGCATCTATAACACGGTGCAAATGCCAGCTTTCCGTAAGAATGTTACGGGAAATGTAACAAGCGGAAATAAGTACCTAGCGACTCCTGTTGATTGGCTGGCTACCTTTAGCCTTGCGGTGATTAATGCGGCAAATGAGTACCACTATCTTCTTAACAAAGATGTTAACTTTATCCGTGAATCCTACCCAGATACGGACGCTGCGTTCTATGGAGAGCCTGAGTATTACGCTATTTTTGATAACAATAGCTTTATTTTGGGGCCTACTCCAAACTCTAACTACGCTGTAGAACTTCACTATTTCTATTACCCACAGTCCATTGTTACCGCAGGGACTACCTGGCTTGGGGATAATTTTGATTCTGTGTTGTTGTATGGTGCGCTTTTAGAAGCAGCAAACTTTATGAAAACAGACGCTGACACTATGACGATGTACAAAGGTCGTTATGACGCAGCCATGGCAGATCTGAAACAGTTGGGCGATGCTAAGGATCGTCAAGACGCCTATAGAAGTGGACAAGTGAGGTATCCAGTAAGATGATTAGCGTACAAGGGCTAGGCGAGTCTAGCGGTATCCAAGTATTTACAAAAGACCACGGTGGCTTTACCCCAGAGGAAGTCGCTGAACGGGCATTAGATAAGATTATTCAGGTAGGGGATCAGTCCCATCCTTTGGTTCGGGAGCAAGCCATTGCTTTTAGGAATCATATTCGGGAAGTTCTGGTTTTTTATATGAATGAAGCGGTAAAATTTGATCGTGTAACACTAGCTCACAAGCTACGGGAAGCTGGTCATCCTGAATTAATTAAACTTTTAGACGAATAGGAGTCAAAAATGGCGTTCACAGGCAACTTTATGTGTACCAGCTTCAAAGTGGAGCTTATGCAAGCGGTTCATAACTTTACGACTGGTACTGGAAATACCTTCAAATTAGCTATGTATGACAATAGCGCATCCTTCACGGCTGCTACCACTGCTTATACAAATACCAACGAAGTGGCTAACTCTGGTACTTATTCGGCTGGTGGCGGTACATTAACCAATGTAACCCCAACTTCTTCGGGTACTACAGCCTTTACCGACTTTGCTGATTTATCGTTTACCTCTGCGACCATTACTGCATATGGCGCCATGATTTATAACGATACCGCAGCAGGTAATCCTTCTGTATGTATTTTGGACTTTGGTGGTGCTAAGACCTCTACTAGCGGTACGTTTACCATCGTCTTCCCAACAGCAGACGCAAGTAACGCCATTATCCGCATAGCGTGATTTATCAGTGGCAACCTATTCTGGCTGGGGCAGTGGTGCTTGGAGTGCTGGACCATGGGGCGAGGACTACACTGATGTAGAAGTCCCTCTTGGAGGTTGGGGCTATGGTGGATGGGGTGAAAACCCTTGGAGTGAGAATAGCGGTGGTGTAGTAGCAGCAGGGCAAGTAGGCTCAGTTACTGTACAGACCACCCAAGATGCGATAGTAAATGTAACAGGAGTTTCTGGTACAGGGCAGTTAGGCAGTGCAACAATTATAGGATCGGCAGTTGTCGATGTAATTGGGGTAAGCGGTACAGGACAGATAGAAGGTGTAGCTGTCGATGCTGGATCGGATGTTGGAGTAACTAGTGTAAATGGTACGGGGCAGGTAGGATCAGTATCCATAACAGGTACGGCAACCGTAGCACTAACAGGCGTAGCAGGAACAGTATTTTTAGGTACGGTAACAGTAACCACGACCACGGGTGTAGATGTAGTTGGGGTGGCAGGAACAGGCAGTGTTGGTAGCGTAACGGTTACTGGGACTGCGGTAGTAAACGTAACAGGTGTTGTAGGAACCGTAGTACAGGGTTCAGTTTCTGTAGAAGCGGCAGCAAATGCTCCAGTTACGGGACTCCAAGCTACAGGAAGCGTTGGCAGTGTAACCGTACAAGAAGGTACGGATGTTGGCGTAACTGGGGTTTCTAGTACTACCGCTGTAGGCGATGTAGCGGTTACGGGTGGTAGTTCTGTAGATTTAACGGGCGTAGAGGCAACTGCAACTACGGCTCAAGTAAACGTAATTACTGGACAGAATATTGACGTCACAGGGTTACAGGCAACAGGCAGTGTTGGAAGTATTGCAGTAGTCATAGGTGCGGTAGTAAGCGTTACGGGAGTTCAGGCAGTCGGAGAAGTAGGAAGTGTACTAATTTGGCAGGTAATTGATGACGGACAAACACCAAACTGGATAGATATAAATGACTCGCAAACAGGCACTTGGAATGATATTATTGACACACAATCGCCCAATTGGGTTGAAATAGCGGCATAAAGGATAAATTATGGCATCGACTTATTCACCACTAAAAATCGAGCTTATCGGCACAGGCGATCAGTCTGGTACTTGGGGTACAACAACTAACACCAACTTAGGGACTGCGTTAGAAGAAGCCATTACTGGTTCTGCCGATGTAACCTTTGCCAGTGGAACCGTTACTCTAACCCTAACAGACACCAACGCCACTCAAACAGCCCGTAATCTACGACTTAACCTAACAGGTACTTCTGGCGGTGCGCAGAACTTAATTGTTCCAGCCATCGAGAAACTCTACCTAGTAAACAACGGATGTGCAGACGCTATCACCGTTAAGAACTCCACAGGTACAGGTACAGCCGTTCCTGCTGGTAAGACAATGTTTGTGTTTAATACAGGCTCTAACGTAGTAGATGCAGTCACTTATCTAACATCATTGGCAACCCCATCCGCAACTATTACTGGCGGTACGATTGCTGGTATTACTCAGTTAGACGTAGCTGGAACATCAGCCGCTGGAGCTAACCTTAAGCTCTACGAAGACACAGATAATGGTACAAATTACGTATCGCTAAAAGCAGCAGATACTATTGCCTCTAACGTCACTTTTACGTTACCCGCAGCAGATGGAACCAGCGGTCAAGTTCTTCAGACTAATGGTTCTGGAACACTCTCTTTCACCACCCCATCAAGTGGCATTTCAACAGGCAAAGCAATCGCTATGGCGATGATTTTCGGATACTAATGGAGCAATCAAATGGCAAATCCTAATATAGTCAATGTAACAGCAATTTACGGTAACACCACGTATGTTGCCTTATCCAATACTTCAGCAACCGTTTTGTTATCAAACGCTGCTTCTAGCAATTTGGTCTATAAGGTAAACAACATCGTGGTATCTAATGTCAACGGCACAACCGCTGCTAACGTCACGGTATCGGTTAACTCAGCCGCTGCTGGTGGTGGTACACCTTATGATCTAGCGTATCAGATCTCCGTACCAGCGGGTGCGTCCCTGATTGTTACCGACAAGTCAACCTCGTTTTATTTAATGGAGAACCAATCCGTAGTGATTACAGCGGGAACAGCTAACTATTTAGAAGCCGTTCTTTCCTACGAAAACATTAGCAGCTAAGAGGCTTAGATGTCTGATCGCTACAAAGCCCCAAGCAGTTAATAATCCGTTAACTAACTCATTGCGATTTAGGTCTAGTGCTTCTGCTTATTTAAGTCGCACTCCAGCAAGTGCTGGAAATCGTAGAACTTTTACTTTTTCAGCCTGGGCAAAAATTGGTGGATTAGATACAAGAAGGATAATATTTGGAACTGGGGATACATCACTTGATAATTCTTTTGAATTTGAGTTTTATAACGATAATAAATTAAGGATTGCAAATTATGTTGCTGGACTTCAAATTAATTTAATAACAACATCTGTTTATAGAGACCCTTCCGCTTGGTATCATCTTGTTATGGCAGTTGATACAACTCAAGCCACAGACACTAATCGTGTAAAACTTTATGTTAACGGTATTCAAGTAACTTCTTTTTCAACCGCTATATATCCAAGTCAAAATTTTGATACTGCATTAAATACAACATCTGCAACAGGAATTGGTCGAGCTGGAACATATAATGACCTTTATTACAATGGCTATTTAGCAGAAATGTATTTTGTTGACGGAGTTCAGCTAACCCCATCCTCCTTTGGTACAACCGATGCTTATGGTATCTGGCAACCTATCCCATACACAGGTGCGTATGGTACGAATGGGTTCTATTTGCCGATGAATATACCAGCTTCAACATATAACGTTGATTATTTAGTTGTTGGTGGTGGTGGTGCAGGTGGTCTTGCTTATGCTGGTGGTGGCGGTGCTGGTGGTTATAGAACAGGCACAATATCTTTAGGTCAAACTGTTTCTTACACAATTACTGTAGGTGCTGGCGGTACTGGTGGTAGCGGTTCTTATCAAGCTGGTGGAGATGGTTCTAGTTCTATATTCAGCACAATTACTTCTGCTGGTGGCGGTGGCGGAGGTGCTGCTAATGTATCTAATGGTAGAAGTGGTGGTTCAGGCGGTGGCGGTAGTGGTATAACAAATAATGGAACAGGCGGTACTGGCAATACCCCATCAACATCCCCAAGCCAAGGTAATAATGGCGGTGCTGGAGCAGCAGCTTCAACTACATCTGCATGGGGTGGAGGCGGTGGAGGTGGAGCATCAGCAGTTGGAGGAACAGGAAGTACATCAATTGCTGGTGCTGGTGGTGCAGGTACAGCATCTTCTATATCTGGTTCTTCTGTAACATATGCTGGCGGTGGCGGTGGCGGTGCAAATGTAGGATATCCAGGAGGTGCTGGAGGCTCAGGAGGCGGTGGAGCAGGCGGAGGTGATTCACCTGGTACTGGTAGTAATAATGCTGCTAACGGAACAACAAACCTTGGCGGTGGTGGAGGTGGCGGTGGCGGCTCAGGTCAGGGTGCTACAAATGTTACTTCTGGCAACGGTGGCTCTGGTGTTGTTATCCTATCTATCCCAACTGCTAATTACACAGGAACAACCACAGGTAGCCCAACAGTAACTACATCTGGTAGCAACACCATTCTTACTTACACATCATCAGGGACTTATACAGCATGAGTCATTTTGCAAAAGTAGAAAACGGAATCGTCACTCAGGTTATTGTTGCCGAGCAGGACGTTATTGATTCTGGTCTATTTGGAACAGGGTGGGTTCAGACTAGCTATAACACACATGGCGGTCAACATCCTGAAGGCAGACCATTACGCAAAAACTACGCTGGTGTTGGCTTTACTTATGACAGCCAAAAAGATGCTTTTATCCCACCAAAACCATTTGCATCTTGGACTTTAAGCGAAGATACTTGTTTATGGAGCGCTCCTGTAGCATACCCTACAGATGGCAAAACATATAAATGGAACGAAGAAACAGTTGCTTGGGAGATAGTTGAATGACTACCATCATTAACCCAGGTTTAGACGGCTCTGGCAACGGCAATAACTGGACTACCAACAATATTAATTACGCATCACCAGGTTCAACCTATGACGTGATGACTGATGTGCCGACCAACACGAACTCAAATACGGCTAATTATTGTGTATTGAATCCTTTGGACACATCTGTATTGGCAATGTCTAATGGAAATTTACAAGCATCTAGCTCAACAGCATCATGGAACACAACAAGAGCAACTGTTGGAATAACTTCAGGAAAATTCTATTGGGAATATCAAACAAGCTCTAACAATAGTGCAATGGTAGGCATTGAAACACAAAGCGCATCTTTAACAACTTATATTGGTAATAATGCTACTGGCTATGCTTACAATGCAAATGATGGTCAAAAATACAATAATGGTTCAGGTGCAGCTTATGGTGCAACATACGGCAACGGAGATATTATTGGCGTAGCTTTTGACGCAGACAATAGAACTTTAACTTTTTATAAAAACAATACAAGTCAAGGAACTGCTTTTTCTTCTATTTTAGCAGGCACATATTTTCCATCAGTTAGCATTAATGCTTCTGCTGGCACTGTAACAAATAATATTAACTTCGGTCAACAACCATTCTCCTACACACCCCCAACAGGCTTTTTGCCACTAAACACATATAACCTCCCAACGCCTACGATATTGGCTGGTATTGAATATATGGGGGCAACAATTTATGACGGAAACAGTACCAGCAATCGAGTAATTACAACAGGCGGTGGCTCTGATTTTGTTTGGATTAAACGCAGAAATAGCTCAACCAATAATATTTTGTTTGATGTGCTTCGTGGTGCTGGCGCAACTTTATACAGTAATTTAACTAACGCTGAAGTTGCTAATGGTAGCTATTATGTTCAAGTTTTTGGCAATACAAGTTTTACATTAGGAACGGGCGGTGATGCGGCAGATAACATTACAGGCGGAACCTATGTTGCATGGAACTGGAAAGCAAATGGCGTAGGAGTATCCAACACCCAAGGCACAATAACCTCAACCGTCTCCGCAAACACAACCGCTGGATTTAGTATTGTTACTTATAGTGGTAATGGAACAAGCGGTGAAACTGTTGGTCATGGCTTGGGAGTTACTCCTTCAATGGTAATTTTTAAAGGAAGAAACGCAAGTACGGCTTCTTCAAACTGGCTTACTTGGCATAGGTCTATTTCTCAAGCAGTGCAAACAAGCACAACAATAGGGTTGACTGGCTTTACTGGTGCAGTTTATTTAAATTTAACAAACGCTTCATCAACATATGGTTTGGATCCACAAATCAATGGTTCTGGCGGAACTTATGTAGCCTACTGCTTTGCACAAGTCGCTGGTTACTCTGCTTTTGGTTCTTTTACTGGTAACGGTTCTTCTGATAATGCTTTTATTTACACAGGTTTTCGACCTAGATTTATTATGTGGAAACGCTCAGATGGTGTAAACGCATGGGGTATGGTTGATACAGCCCGTGCAACTGGAAATGTGGTTGGGCCGTATTTATTAGCAAATGCTTCTGACGCAGAAGGAACTGCCGATTTAACGGATATTCTTTCAAACGGATTTAAAATGAGAAATGGTGCTTTTGGAAGTGGAGAAACTTATATATACATGGCATTTGCAGAAAATCCCTTCAAGATCTCTAGGGCAAGATAATGAGTAAACGATATCCAGGCGGAATTATCCGCAAGACTCCTCAGACACCAAGCCAGACATCTGCACAAGGTATTTGGGATATGGCGTCCGTCACTCAGGCGGTTAAGGAGAATACTTGGCCCATCGCTGGCGTCCCCGATCCGATTAGTAAGTCCTTGCGGTTTAGGTCTAGTGCTTCTGCATATATGAACCGTACATTTACTTCAAGCGGGAATACTCAAAAGTTTACGCAATCTATTTGGTGTAAACGTGGAACTTTAGGTGCATACCAAACGATTGGTTATACATTCTTTACGGGAACCTATAACGGTCAGATGCGTTTTAATTCAAACGATACGCTAGACATTTATGTTTATTACGATGGCTCTTCTTATACTGGTCAGTTATCAACCACTCAAGTATTCCGTGACCCATCAGCTTGGTATCATTTCGTTTTAGCGGTAGATACAACTCAATCTACTGCGTCAAATAGAATTAAATTCTATGTCAATGGAGTTCAAGTAACTGCATTTGGAACAGCAAACTATCCAAATCAAAACCAAGCATTATTGTGGAATGCGTCTGGTAATACTGGCTATTTTATAAATGCACAGCAAGGTTCAACTTATTTTTTTGACGGTTATATAACCGAATTAAACTACATTGATGGTCAAGCCCTAACCCCATCATCCTTCGGCTCTACTAACGACCAGACAGGCGTATGGCAACCCATAGCTTACACAGGCACATACGGAACGAATGGATTTTATTTGCCGTTCTCCAACACCGCCTCGACCTCCACGCTAGGTAACGACTTCTCAGGTAACTCCAACAACTGGACTACCAACAATATCTCATTGACCAGCGGTACGACTTACGACTCAATGGTAGATGTCCCAACCCAGTGGATACCTTACAACACAACAGGCGATGTAGGAGCGTTGTGGCGGGGGAATTACTGTACGTTTAATCCTTTGCAAAACAACGGAACGCTGACTAACGGAAACTTAACGCTATCAACAAGTACATCTACAACAAATGTTACCGCAGGAACAATTGGGGTTTCATCTGGTAAATGGTATTGGGAATGGGTTGCAAGTTCCAACGGTGGCATAGCGTCAATTGGTATTTCTTTGTATCCTGGAACTACCGTGCTTGGGGATTATTATTTATATCAAGCTGACACGGGCAACAAAGACAGTCTTGCTGGAGTAGTTTCATATGGGGCTACATACACAACTGGCGATGTAATGGGTGTAGCCTTAGATTTAGATAACGGAACTTTGACGTTTTATAAAAATAATACAAGTCAAGGTGTGGCATACACAAGCTTGCCAAGTGGCACTTATTTTGCTCAAATTACTGACAGAAACGTTGGTGGTGTTTTAGTTGGCGACATTAACTTCGGTCAACGTCCCTTCTCGTACACCCCGCCATCTGGATTTAAGACCCTAAACACGACTAACTTACCTACTCCTACTATTGGTGCTACTGCATCTACACAGGCTAATGATTACTTTAATCCTGTTCTTTATACAGGTAATGGCACAACAAATGCAATTACAGGCGTTGGATTTCAGCCCGATTTTGTATGGTTAAAAGGTAGGTCAGATGCGTTATTTAATGGACTTTATGATGCTGTTCGTGGTGCTGGTTCAACAAAAGGACTTTATAGCAACGACACAGTGGCAGAAGGAACTTACTTTAATTTTCAAAACCTAATTTCTTTTGATTCCAACGGATTTACTCTGGGTGCAACAGTAAATACAAACAACATTAATCTAAATGCCGCAACTTTTGTTGGCTGGAACTGGAAAGCCAACGGAGCAGGTTCAACCAACACAGCAGGAACTATTACATCTACAGTAAGCGCTAGCACTGCTTCTGGATTTAGTATTGTGACCTATACAGGTAATGGCACTAATGGTTCTACTGTTGGTCATGGACTTGGTGTTACCCCAGGTATGGTAATTGTTAAATCTAGAACTAGTGCTAACGATTGGGCGGTTTACCATTCAGGTTTAACCGCTGGTAATATGGTTTTTTTAAACACCACAGGTTCATCACAGACAATTACTACCTATGATAATGGTGGAATATATCCCGTTTCAAGTTCAACATTTACTACCGCACAAGGTGGCATAACACAAAATAACGTTAATGGAAGCGGAATTACTTATGTAGCCTACTGTTTTGCCGAGGTTGCTGGTTATAGCAAAATTGGCTCGTATGTTGGTAATGATTCTGCTGATGGAACTTTTATTTACACAGGGTTTAGACCAGCATTTATTCTTTACAAAAAAGCAACAGGCACAGATGGTTGGGTAATATTTGATACTAAACGCAATACATATAATGTGGTTGATTCTGCATTACAACCTAATACTAGCGGTGCAGAAGCATCATCTGCTGCTGGTTCATTAGATATTGTATCTAACGGTTTTAAGCAAAGAAACGCCAACAATATTGCAAATTCATCAAGTTTCACTTACATATACATGGCTTTTGCGGAATTTCCTTTTAAATTTTCCCTCGCCCGTTAACAATTTTTTACAGGAGCAAATAAAATGAGTAACTTTGCAGTAGTACAAAACGGACAAGTAGTACAGATTGTCCCCTTAGACGTAATGTTCACCGTAGGAACTAAGACCTATTCTGGTTCGTTCTTGCGTTCTTCAACCCCTGCCGAGAAGCTAGAAGCTGGCGTCTGGGAAATCATTCATGGCGCCCGCCCTGACGATAAGTACTACTGGGTCTCTGGTCCTACCTATCGTGTGAATGAAACCAACAGCACCGTAGAAGCGACCTATGCTGGCACGGCTAAACTGTTGGATGACCGTGAAGAAGTAGACCAAGACGGCAATCCTATGTTTGTTCAGGAATACGACCCAACAGCCAACAACGGTCAAGGCGGTATGGTAAATACTACCGAGCGTCTAGTAACCAAGGGCTTAAAGTCTACCGAGACTGCCGCAGTTAAAGCTGCTGCTGGTTCACTCCTAGCATCGACTGACTGGATGATTATCCGCAAGGTTGAGCGTAATGTGGATGTTCCTGCCGCTGTTGCTACCTACCGTGCAGCCGTGATTGCCGAAGCTAGTCGTTTAGAAACAGCGATTGCTGGTGTTGCTAATGTAGATGCCCTAGCTGCTATTAAAGCGAACTGGCCCAAAGCATGAGAGCCACCTACGAAGCTCAACTAGTAGACGGGCAAGTACAGCCTAGACACGAGGTTGAGATCGTTTGTGCAGCGTGTGGATATGACTTAGATCAGGCGGAGTTAACCGCAGACACTTGCTCCGACTGCGGTGCGCCTTTGAATCTAAAACAGCATATCTCCATTCATGCTACATCTGTCCCTGCCGCTGGCGGAGAGGTATTTTAAATTGAATCATGACAGACGAACTGGGGTTGTCGGCTGGTGCTAAAGGCATCAGTGAAGGAATAAAGACTGGCAGAGAAGCTGGTAAAGAAATCGGCAAGAACATCGAGGATGTTCAGAAGGAAGCGGTAGATGTAGCAAGGCAGCAAGCGAATGCAAAGATTCGTGAGCGTAGAGAAGCAGAGTTAAAGAAAGAACGGGCGATATTTAAAGCCCTTGAGGAGTACCGACACCGCAAGAAGATTTCGGACGAAGAGTACAAATTAAGGGTAGATTTTATAAAGCAGTACGGTACTAAAGAATGGCAGAAGGTCTTGGATATTAAGACTGAGATTGAGCGGTTAGAGAAGGAAGACAAAAAGTACTTTGACGCTGAGTTGGCAAAGGTTAAATGGGTGCAGTTCTGGTGCTTTATGGCTGCTGGCTGGATTGCTTATTACATGGTATGGGGGTCTAAAAAATGAATATGCAAGATATTATGAAGGCGGTGATTCCGATTCTTGTAGCCTGTATAGCATGGCTACTCGGTCAGGTTTCTTCATTCCAAGAGCGTCTTACTAAGATTGAAGGCAAGATGCCCGCCCTAATTACTAACGAGGGTGTTCCTACCGACAGCCCAATATCCGCTGAAAAACGCCATACCCTTAAAGCCGAGTTACATAAAGACATTCAAGACCTTCATGTGCGAGTCAAACTCCTTGAGGAAAGAGCTAAAAAATGATTACCCTATTTACTACCCTCATATCCTTCCTGTCAGGGGGATTGCCTAGCTTACTAGGGTTCTTCCAAGACAAGTCCGATAAAAAGCATGAGATGGAAATGGCTCGTTTACAGACGGAACGGGAACTACAGATGATGGAGAGAGGCTTCCAAGCCCAAGCCCATGTAGAAGAGATTAAGACCCAGCAGATTGAGATGCAGACCCAAGCCCAAGAAAGAGCGTCTTTGTATGCTCACGACATCGAGATTGGCAAGGGTGCTTCCCAGTGGGTTACAAACTCTAGGGCTATGGTAAGACCAGCCATTACCTACGGTATGTTCATCATGTT